AGATCACGGGCTGCTGGCGTGGACGGAGGAGATCGGTGCGGTCGCCAACAACTCGTTGGTTCCGACTGCCGGCACGCTGTATCTGGTTCGCCTGCATGTGCCTCTGGCCTGCTCTGTCACCAACCTGCTGATGTACTGCACTACCGGTGGCACGACGATGACCTCTGGCCAGAACTTTGCGGCGCTGTTCAACCCATCCCCGATGACCAGGGTTGGGGTGACCGCCGACCAGTCCGCGACATGGAACTCTTCCGGTCTGAAGACGATGGCGCTCGTCAGCGGGCCGTTCAACCTGGCTGCTGGGGACTTCTACGCTGGGTTTTATACCAACGCCGCAACGCTACCGAGCTTTGCTCGGGGCAGTAATATCGCCTCAGCTTTCCCCAACATTGGCCTGTCCGCTGCCAACTCGCGTGCCGCTACATCAAGTACCGGTTTGACCACTGCCATGCCGACTACTGCCGCCACACTGGCCGCGTCTGCCTTCATTTGGTGGATTGGACTCAACTAACAAAGCAGTCCCCCGGTCAGCTTCTGCGAGAGGCTGGGTCCGGGGGCTACGTCACCGACTGTACCCCGTCGCAGTGCGGGGAGCAACGGTGAATCGCCACGCCGGCATAGCTGATCCACACCGCTGTGACCGGGGGTTATCATCCGCTCATGAGCGAACAGGTGAAGATCCTCCGGACTCGGTGGGTAGCCATCGACTCGGTAGCCGCTCACCCTGAGAACGCTCGCAAATCGGACACCGACAGCATCCGCCGGTCGCTGGAGGACCACGCCCAGTACGCCCCGATCGTCGTGCACGAGGCCACCCGCACCGTGATCGTGCACAACCACGTGTGGATGATCGCCAAGGAGCTGGGCCACAAGAAGATCTACGCCACGTTCGTGGAGTGCTCCGACGCGAAGGCACGAGCCGTGTTGGCCGTGGACAACCGCACCAGCGACACGGCCACCTACGACGAGACCGCGCTGATGGCCCTGCTGGAATCGCTGGACGAGACCGACCACCTGGCGCAGGCCGGCTACGAACAGGACGACCTGGACGATCTGCGAGCGCGGCTGGACGAGACCGACGAGCTGGAGATTCCCAGCGAGGTCTCGCGCGACCGGCCGGGGCGCACGTTGGACGAGCAGTACGCGGACTACTCCGACTCCGGTGTGCGGTCGATCGTGGTCATGCTGACCAGCGAGGCGTACGTGAAGCTGATCGCTGATCTTGATCTGGCACAGCAGCACCTGGAGACGGCCAACCACTCGGACACCGTGGCCGCAATGGCGGCCGACTACGTGAAGCAGGTGCTGTGAAGACGCTGGAGCTACCGCGACTGATCGAGCGCGGGAAGGCGCGAACAACGCTCGTGGGCACCCGTGTACCGGCCCTGACTCCCACGGTCACCGAGGACACCCTGATCGTGGACGCGGACAGCAGTGAGCCGGTGGCGGTGTACGCGTCTCTGGGCGTAGTCAACTGTCGGGACCTCCGGCGGGCGGTCCGAACGATCAAGGACTTCGGCGGGGTCAACCGGTCCGGCTCCGGATATCGCACGTATTCCGCGACGTTCGGCACGGCACCGCGCAAGCCCGTGTTTCAGCGCGAGGGCTGCACCTCCACTGCGGTCAAGCGTGACTGGCCCGAGCAGCACGCCGTGCTCGAACGGCACGCGGAGCAGTGCCAGGCCATCCTCGCGGCCATCCTGCCGGAGACGGTCGCCCAGTCGCAGGACGAGTCGCGTGCGATCCTGCCGGACTGGCGGCTGGCGCCCGACACGCTGTGGACTTCTGGCGTGATCAACCGGACCGTGGCGATGCCCTACCACACGGACACCTCGAACTACGACGTGTGGTCAGCGATGCCGGTCCTGCGTCGCGGCATTCGGGGTGGCTACCTGCACATACCGGAGTACGGCGTGGTGCTGGAGTGCCGAGACTCGTGGTGTGCCTGGTTCCCCGGCTACCGGCTGGTGCATGGCGTCACGCCGATGACCCGGCACGCCGGCACGCCGGCACCGGACGCCTACCGCTACTCGGTGGTGTTCTACGCCCTGCGGGGGATGCAGGACTGCGCCACTGCGGCACAGGAGACGGCATACGCGCAGGGCAAGCGGACCGTTCGGGAGCGCGCCTACGCGGCCGAACTGGCGAAGGGGCTGACGCAGTGATCACCACCACGGCGATGCTGGAGACCTATCGGCGCTGGCACTGGTTGCAGCGCGACACGCAGGACATCGACCCTGTGTACCCGGTGCTGCGGGAGCTGACCCAGGGTTGGGACCGCGAGGAACGCGCGTGGCTGGTGCTGCTGCACGTCGGCTACTACCACCTGGGTTCGACGCTGCGGGCGTTCGATGCCTACCCGATACCGCATCCGGGCCTGGTGACGAAGGTCGGCCGGTTGCCGTGCGCCACGGAGCGGCGAGGCCACCGCAACCCGATCTCGCTGGCCCGCCACTGGCTGAGCCTGCTGGACGAGATCGACCGCTGGGGTAGTGCGTACGGCCTGCTGTGCGCGCCGTCTTGGGCCGAACTGGTCGAGCGGCTGGCGGCCGTCCACGGCAACGGCCGCTGGGCCACGTACAAGGCAGCGGAGATGGCGCAGAAGGTGCTGGATGTGCCGATCGTCGTGCCGGACGCGGCACACGCGGACAGCTCTGGTCCGCGCAAGGGCTTGTCGCTCGTCCTCGGTCCACAGGCTGTGGACAACGGTGTGGATACGATTCGTCAACTGGACACATTGACGACAGAACTGGCACACGATCTCCGCGAGATCGACCTGGGATACGTGGAGACCAGCCTGTGCGACTTCCACAGCCTGGCCGCAGGTCGGTATTACCTGGGCCACGACATTGATCAGATGTTGGGTCAGCTTTACGAGGTGCCCACGATCTTGACTTCACCGGCGCTGCTGGCCCGCCGGCACAGCCTGCCGGACGCCTACCTAGGCGAGATCCACGGCTGGCGAGGCATCAATCCTGACCGGCGCAAGGTGTTTGCGCGCAGCGGCTACATCATGGAGAGGTTCGCATGATCATTGTGGTGGGCAACGGCATCGCTGGGTCCTGCCTGTCCCGGCACCTGACCGACCGAGGGTTGCGGCACCTCGTGGTGTCGGCCGGAGCACCGGACTCGATGGCGGCGGCGGCACTGCTGCGGCGTGGCTACCACCACGGCGACGAGCTGGCCCTGTTCGACCGGTCGCTGGAGCTGTTCAAGACGTGGGGCGTGGACGTGCAGTCCGGCGGCTGGGTCACCAACTACCGCAAGCCGGGCAAGCGTCCGCACGAGGAAGCCGACTGGCACATCCTGGACCCGCGTGCCCCGCTGGTGTCGGCCGACGTGCAGGCGTTCGCGGTTCGCCACGACCAGGGCGTGCTGGTGGGCGATCCGACCGACGCGGAGCTGATCAAGGCTGACCGGGTGTTCTGGGCGACTGGTGCTGTAGACGCGACCGGTATCACACACGGTGTGACGTGGACGCACCCGGACCCCGCCGTGCTGACCTCGCCCGGCCGGCTGCGGCTGCACCACTACGCGCCGTACAAAACGATCGTGGCCGCTCGCGTCGGTGGCGTCGCTCGTCTAGGCAGCTCGTCAGCGAAGGTGGCCAACACGGCGTTGACGCAAGCCGAGCGGATGTTGGCCACCGCAGCCGAGGTCGGCATGATCCGCAGTCTTCAGGGCTGGAGGGCGGTGACCGGCCTGCGGTGCAAGGGCACCAATGAGACGCCTTCGGGCATCCACTTCGGCATCGTCGGGTTCCACCGGACCGGCTACGCGATCGCTCCGGCGGCCACCGAGCGGCTTGTGGAGATGTTGCGATGACGCGGCTGGTGTACCTCGTGGGCGAGCCGGGCGTGGGCAAGTCGTGGCTGTTCACCGAGCTGACCAAACCGTTCGTGCGGACGGCACCACACACGCCGGCACCGCGTCGGGAGTTCCTGCTGAGTCCGGACCGCGCCTCGATTGTCGGTGTGGAGCTGGGCGCCCGTCTGGGTCGGCACCACGCCGGTTACCCCGGTACGGACGCGTTGCCGATGAACGCGGTGGTGGCGGCTGAGCGGTGGCTGGTCTCAGGAGACGCTGCACGCGAGACCCCGTTGATCCTGGCCGAGGGAGCGCGACTGGGTGTGCGCCGGTTTCTCAATGCGGCCATCGCCGCGCGGATCGACACGCACGTGGTGCTCGTGACCGATCCGGAGCGAGCCGCCAAGCAGCGGGCCGACCGAGGGTCGGCACAGAGTCCGAGCTGGGTACGCGGTGCGACCACTCGCGCGGTCCGCTTCTACGCCTACGCCCTGGAGGCTGGCGTCACGGCCTACGCCTACGCAGCCCGGTCGCCGGAGGAAGTGCTGGCCGGGCTGGCGGACCTGATTCGGTAGCGCGAGAGTCCCGCGCTGGTCGCGCGAACGGAGGTGAGCCTGGTGCCGGTCCGCAAGTCGGTCGCCAAGCCACGGCGCACGGCGGACGCTCACACGTCGGCCACCGTGGTTGCCCTGGACGCCACGTTGGGCGCGAAGATCGTGGAGATGGTCGCGTCGGGCGTGACGGTGACCAAGGCGGCCGAGACGCTGAAGATCAGCCGCAAGCACGCGTCGGAGCTGTTCAATCGCGAGCTGGCGGACATCCTGGCCGAGACCAACGAGCAGCGCCAGTTGCTGCTGGCCCGCGAGCTGGAGACTCTGCGGCTGTTGAAGCGAGCGTGGATGGCCAAGGCGCTGCGGGGCGACTACCAGGCGGCTCGGGTCATCCTCCAGGTGGGTGACCGCGTGGCCAATCTGCTTGATCTCAACGCGGCGATCCATGTCGAGATCAGCAACAAGCGGATCGATGAGACCGTGGCCAGCGTGCTGGAGCTGCTGGACTCCGCTGGAGACATCCCCATGATCTTGGATTCGGAGGACGTAGGGTGACCGCGTCGCTGGACGCGGCAGTCCGGGCTCGCCTGGATCAACTCAATCCAGGCGAGCGCCGACTGGCCGAGATCCGGCTGGAGCGCATCCTGAAGCGGCGCAACGCCGTGCAGCAGTTCCGCTCGCCCGGCCACCTGGCCAAGTTCGCCAACCCAGAGGTCCGGCAGACGGCCATGATGGTCGCCCTGGACAAGGCAGTGATCCAGGCCGAAGCGGGGATGCAGCGCCGCTGGATCATCTCCACGCCTCCGCAGGAGGGCAAGACGCTGCGGCTGGGCACGGCCGCGCCATTGTGGTTCCTGCTGCGTAATCCATCCCGGCGCATCGTCGTGGCGTCGTACGAGCAGAACCTGGCCAGCCGATCCACGCTGGCCGTGCGGCAGCTCGTGGAGACCTATGGCGCTGGATACAAGGGTGAGAACAGGCACGGCGCGGAAGATCACTTCGGTCTCGTGCTGGACCCAGACAAGGCGCAGCAGACCAACTGGCAGTTCGCGGACGTGCCCGGCCGGGTCAACGGCGGCATGACGGCAGTCGGTGTCGGCTCCGCGTTCACCGGCCGGTCAGCGGACATCCTGGTGATCGATGACGCGGTGAAGGACGCCAAGGCGGCCGACAGTCCGCAGCAGCGCAAGGTCATCTGGGACTGGTTCCGCGCCGTGGCCACGACCCGTCTCGCTGGCAACGCAATCATCATCGTGATCGGTACCCGCTGGCACGAGGACGACCTGATCGGCCGGCTGATGCGGCGGGACGACGCGGAGCCGACCCAATTGTGGTCACGGCTGGTGATTCGGGCGCAGGCCGAGAGCGACGATCCGCTGGGCCGGGAGCCGGGCGAGTACCTGGTCAGTGCCCGCAAGGAGGGGCGCGACTGGCACCAGATCCGACGCGACGTGGGGGAGCGCTGGTGGGCCGCGCTGTATCAGGGCCGTCCGGCGCCCGAGGCCGGTGGCGTGTTAAAGCAGGAGTGGTTCGACCGGCACCGCCGTCTCGTGGCGCCGGAGTTGGTGACCACGAAGGTGTTTGTGGACCCGGCAGACAACGAAGGCGAAGGCAACGAGGCCGGCGTGATGTGCGCCGGCAAGGGCGTGGACGAGCGCTACTACCTGCTGGCTGACCGGTCGGAGACGATGACCAGTCAGCGCTGGCTGCGGGTGGCCTTCCTGATGGCACTGGAGTTCGGCGCCGAAGAGGTGGCGTACGAGCAGTCACTGTCCGGACTGAAGCGCACGGCCCGGCAGGTGTGGAAGGACATGGCCCGCGAGGCGCGCAAGCTGCACGAGCTGTGGAAGGCGTTGCCGCGCCAATCCTGGCCCCGGCACGCCGACCCGGCCGTGCTCGGTGACGCGGTGGACGCGCTGGCCCGCGACGACGCTGACGCGACCGAGAAGGTGGTATTGGAGGCCAACCTGGTCGAGCTGTGGCCGTGGGCACCGAAGGCGCTGGACTTCCCAGTCACCGGCATCCCAATCCGGTCGTTCCCAGCCAAGGGCAGTAAGACGTTCCGCGCGAAGATCATCGCACCGCTGTTCGAGGGCGGCCACGTCAGTTACGTCGGTTGGTTTGCGGAGCTGGAGCACCAGATGATCTCGTGGCAGGAGTCGCAGAAGTCGCCCGACCGGATGGACACGGCCGTGCACGCCTTCACCGAGCTGTCCCGCATCGGCGGTGCGACGCGGGTAGAGCCGGCGCAGGGCCGCATTCCCACCCGTACCTCTCGGCTCCAGATCGCCCGGCAGGCCGGTGGCGGACGGCGGTGGTGATGTGGACATCAGGCCGCAGTCCGAGACGCACCGGGTCAACGGCGCGCTGCCGGGTCCGGCGGCCGTGCGGAATCAGGTCCGCGCGGTCACTCTGAAGGTCGAGGCGCTGCCGGGCGGACTGTTGCGGGTGTCTACCCCCACGACGCCCGGCTGGGCGGCTACAGCACGTACACAGGCCGAGTTTCTGCGGGCTGTGCGAGACGCCTTCACCGAGGCGCAGGTGGCCGCGTACGCGGCGTGGCGCAATCACGAGTACGACCTGGCCGAGACGGTGATGCGGGACGACCCGGACCCGCTGGTGGCCGCTGCCCCGTCCCGCCGGACACGGGTGAC